AAATAAAAATAGTTAAGCTACCATGGAAACCTAATATCAATGATGAGTTTTATTACTATGGTATACATGGTGTCATAATAAAAACAAATTGGGCAGGAACTACATTTAACTATTATAGCTGGAAGATTGGCAACTGTTTCAGGACAAGGGAAGAAGCAGAAACAAAAGGTAAAGAAATCATGGAACAGATTAAGAAGGAGTACAGGGAATCGTGAAAGTAACAGAGGATAAGATTTTAGCGGTATTCAGACTACAGCTTAACAGCAAAGAAGCGTGTATCACAATTACAAGAGTATCAAAGTGTTACAAGCTCACAAGAGTCATTGATACAGACGTATACATCCAGTACTATGAAAGACTGTCACAGGCGTATGATGTAATGATGAAAATGATTGGAGATTTAAAATGAATCTGTTTGAAAGAACAGCAGAGTTGCTGTTGGTACTGTTCAAAATCGTTACTTTGTTTGCAGTAGTAGCAGTGATAATTGGTTTACCAGTATTAGCAGTTGTAGCCTTGATTAAAATTGTGATTCTATGGTAATTAGTTATTGACTTATATCACAACTTATAGTATACTATATAAGTAATAGAAAGAGAGGTGACAGTATGAAAAAGAACCGAGTGAATGTGACGACAAAGGCAATGCTTGCAAGCATGGTAGATATTGTGTCACGTGAAACAGCGCTTGACATATTTGTTACAAAACAGGAAGATACAGACTTTGAGTTGAAAGTCGGAAACAGAATCGTAACGTCTGGAACAAGAAAATATCTGTATAACTTCCTGAAGGATTTGAGAGTTATCTACCCACTCATGCAAAAGGGCAGTATGAATAAGTAATGAAAGGAGATATATTATGTTAAACATTACAAAATTCAACAACACACAGAAGAAGGTATTTGATATCGACCTGAAGAAGGTAAGCACATGGATTAAGGCGAAGGACTTGCAGGGCAAGACAGTTCAAATCGTAGCAATTGGATGGCACAAATCAGACAAGGCAAACTATGGTGACTCAGTATTTGCTGTAACAGCTGACAATAGAGGAATCAACCTTCCATCATGGACGAAGGACACAGTAGAAAAGATTCTTGCTGATGAACCTAGTGTAGAAGAAATCAAAGCTGGCAAGGTAGCAATCCACTTCTCAGAGTACAGAACAAAGGGCAATGTATCTACAACAAACATTGAGTTTGTAGAAGTGACAGCTGATATCAATGCAAGTGATTTGCCATATTAAATGATGAAGTCAACCATTGCGTTGACTTCTTATACAAGAGTATAATTGATTTATATTCTTGTATAAGAAAGGAGTACCTATGGCAAGAAAGAAGAACTACACCAAGAGTGCAATGAGAGCCTATGAGAAAGCATTCAGGAATCTTCAGACAGCACAGCGGAAGAGCTTCAAGTTCCTGAAGAGTACAGTCAAAGCCTTTGAGACAAGACTGAGCAGAATCAAGGAAGGTATCGCAACAAAGGCTGATGTGAATTATCTGAAGCAGTTCTCAACTGAGAGAAAGGCTATCAGTAAAGCTAGAAGTTATGTGTCTGACAGTGGCAGAAAGATGAGTGTAGCACAGGGCAAGCTGATTGAACGTAGAAAGGTACAGGCATTGAGGCAGCAGACAATCAAGAATGTTGATGAAATCAAAGATTTGCTGAACAGCTATCCTGATACAGCTGTTTCTGTTCGTGGTGATATTCTTGACTTTACTGAAAAAGATGCTGTCATTGATATGCTGGATGCATTCGTAGACCTGAGAAGAAGGGATATGAATGAAGGGGAATATTCTTATCTTTTAGGGCAGGCTAAAGACCTGATGTATGCAAGCAATCAGTCACAGGTAAATGATATCTTCAGATACATGGAGTCACGTCTTAGAAATATGATTGATAATGATATGAAGATTGAAGTCACCGATACAGAAATGAGTACCATAGGCACACCTTACGAAACAGGGGATGAAGAAACATAGAAAGAGTAAGTACTGATGAAACACGTAACAACAAAGCATATCTATGCGTGTGACTTTGAGACAACTGTCTATGAAGGGCAGATACATACAGAGGTATGGTCAAGTGCAATGGTAGAGCTGGGAAGTGAAGATGTAAAACTGTTTGGAAATATTAAAGATACATTTGAGTATATCTATCACAGCAAGAGACCGTGGGATGAGTTCATACTGTACTATCACAATCTGAAGTTTGACGGTGCATTCATTGTTGACTGGCTTCTGAAGAACAGGTTCACATTTACAGAAAATCACAAGGCTAAAGAGAGAGGAACATTCAACACTGTGATATCAGACATGGGGCAGTGGTACATGATAGTCGTGAACTACAAAGGTGTAAAGATAACTATCAGGGATTCACTGAAGCTGTTTCCATTTACATTGAAACAGGTTGGCAAGGCATTCAATACAAAGCACCAGAAGACTGACATGGAATACACGAACAAATTCAGTCTAGCTGACTGTAGTGAAAGTGATATCGAGTATATCAAAAATGATGTTCTTGTATTGAAGGAAGCACTGGAATTCATGTTTGGTGAAGGTCATGACAGGCTGACAATTGGAAGCTGTTGCCTGGCAGAATATAAGAATCTGATTGGGGTTGACTGGGATAACTGGTTCCCTGATTTGACAGAGTACACACTGGATGAACGTATTTTTGGTGCATCAAATGCTGATGAATATATCAGAAAAAGCTATCATGGTGGATGGTGCTATGTTGTACCTGAAAAGACAAACATGATAAAGTACAGAGGGTTGACAGCAGATGTAAACAGTCTGTATCCATCCATGATGCACAGTGAAAGTGGTAACAGATACCCAGTAGGGGCACCTACATTCTGGTACGGAAATGAGATACTTGAAAAGGCAAGAGGGGATAACAAGTACTTCTTTATCACGATTGAATGTTCCTTCCGAATCAGGGAAGGGTATCTTCCATTCATACAGATAAAGGGTTCACCATTCTATCATTCTACAGAGTGCCTGAAGGATTCACGACCTACAGTAAACGGTCAGAAGGTAATGCACGGATATGACAGAAGTGGTAGAGAGTTTACAGACAGGGTAAGACTGACACTGACATGTACAGACTACAGGTTGTTGCACGACCACTATGATGTCTATGATGAAGTGATACTTCACGGTTGCTGGTTTCATACTGAAATAGGACTGTTCGATATCTATATCAACAAGTACAAGGAAATCAAGCAGAACAGCAAGGGCGCAATGCGTACACTTGCCAAACTGTTCCTGAACAATCTGTACGGTAAGATGGCAAGCAGTGACGTAAGCAGTTATCAGAGACCGTATATCGAGGATGGTGTGCTGAAGTTTGAACTTGTTGAAGAACACAAGAAAAAGGCTGGCTACATTGCTGTAGGAAGTGCAATCACAAGCTATGCAAGAAACTTCACAATCAGAAGTGCGCAGATGAATTACTATGGTGAGCATAGAAAAGGTTTCATCTATGCTGATACTGACAGTATTCACTGTGACCTTTCACCTGATGAGATAAAGGGTATCAAGGTACATCCTACTGACTTCTGTTGCTGGAAACTTGAAAGCAGTTGGGATAAGGGTATCTTTGTCAGACAGAAAACATACATTGAGCACGTCACACATGAAGATTTGGAACCAGTAGAAAAACCATACTACAACGTGAAGTGTGCTGGAATGCCACAGGCGTGCAAGAATATATTCATTGATGAAATGGAAAACGGTGAGAAGACAATGAAGGACTTCCATGCAGGACTGAAGCTGAGTGGTAAACTGCTACCGAAAAGAATTGACGGCGGTGTAATTCTAGTTGACACTGACTTCACAATGAAGTAAAGTATATGTGTATCACACTTTGCTTATCAATCATTGGGTGGTGAGGAATAGCACGCCTTAAGTGGTGCCTTGCTACTGTCGGACAGCTAACCGCATGAGCGATACAGGGTGAGTCGATACATAAAGAAAAAGAGTACTGGGTAAGACCCAATACTCTTTTTCCTTTTTTGTGTTCCATAAATAAGGAGGTACTCAATGAAAAAACATAACGTCAAGCCAAAGCAGACAGAGAGACTGTACCTTTCGGTACAATAATATTATACACTATATCTGTTTGTAACACAACATATTTATGATAGCATTTTTACATTCCTGATTCTTGAAACGGAAACATCCATGGTCAAAGAAGAACCGAAGTTTGGTAATGTATTCATTGTAGCGTGACAGAAGTACATAGTTGATATCATGACTTTCAAGGTCGAGTGCTATCTTAGTCTTGAAAGATTCGTCCACACTGTCAGACACATATACAATGTTGCTGTCGGGGTATTCACGTACACCATACTCTTTACCTTCAAATCTGAGGGTGAACAGATAGTAGCTTCTACCAGTCATCTTTGCAATGAAAGCAGAGTTGTCATTCAGGTAGGTAGCAGTCGTTGCGTACCTGTCATACTTGCTGTCATTGAAAGCCTGATGGAATGCTGACTCACGCATAGCCTTGGATGCACTTTCATTGTATCCCTGTTCAAGAACAAATCCATTGCCACGAAGGAACTTTGTTCTTGTTGAAAGCCTTTTGGATATTCCCATTGCGACGTAGTACGGATTGATAACTGATACAGTATTTGAAAGCATATAGACAGGAAGGTAGCGTGTCTGTTTTCCCTGACCACGTGCGATAGAGTCATGAATAGACATGAATTTGTTGACTTCATTGTTGCAGTAGTGATTAGTTTCAGACTGAAATTCGTCGAACAGCATTGCTTCAGCGTCTGAGAAAAGATGTGAGTTGCGCTTGATCTGGTCAGCACTGTTCAGTGAGATTGCATAGCCACAGGAACAGCCAGTATTGTCACCATCATCATACTTTCTGTCAACAATATACAGTTCATGATAGATGCCCTTGGAGCGTGATTCAGACCGCATTTCGTAGAGAGGGAAGAACAGCTTCTGAATGTCCTTGAAGAACTTCTCGGCGCAGTCGTCCAGCTCGTAGTTGAAACGGTAAAGCAGAATGAATTTAGCGCCTGATTTGAGGTAGCGGTTGACAAGCAGTCTGCCGAAGTAAGTTGTTTTACCGGCTGTACGGTTCGAAGTTACCATGAATATTTCAGGTGTATTGCCATTGATATCTTTCATTGAAAGGAGTTTAGTTCCATCATAATAAACAGTTTCCATATATAAATATACCATCCTTTATGTTATAATTATATCATAGAAAGGATACATTATAAACTATGGAAGATGTGATTAAAATGATTCAGATGAATGAAGGGGCAATCGCTGTAATGAGTATTGCAATTGCACTTGACATTGTCACAGGAATTATCAAAGCAGTACTTTCGCACGAGCTGAAGTCGAGCCGATTCAAGGAAGGTATGCTGAAAAAAGGTTACGACTACATCCTTGTTGTGATTGCTTTCTGTCTAGACTACATCCTGAAGGTGAACTATGTGAGCAACGCTACACTGTACTGTCTGATTGCTATGGAGTTCTACTCATGCATTGAGAATTTAAGAGAGTATGTTCCGATTCCTGAAGCGCTGTCAAATGCGTTGAATGTGTTACAGAAGCAGAGTGATGTACCAAAGATGGATACAGAAGTCAATGATACACCACAGGATATGGATGAAAGTGAGGAGTAATATGAGTGTACTTAGAATTACAGAGCCTGACTACACGAACAGATTCTATCGTCATGTAAGTTCAGGCGGAGTGAATGAATGCATTAGAGTAAACGGTACTTCATGTTTGCCGAACTGTGTTGGCTATGCGTGGGGTGCATGGTATGAAATGATGGGTGTAAGACCTAAGCTGTCTCGTAGAAACGCAAAGGAATGGTATGGATATACAGCTGACGGATACAGACGAAGCAGTGCTCCTGAACTTGGTGCTGTGGCTTGCTGGAATGGAAGATACGGTCATTTAGCAATTGTAGTCGGTATCTTCAAAGACTATATCGTTGTTGCACAGTCCAACTATGGCGTTAACAGATGGGAAAAGGTAAGATGCTACAAGAACGGAAAAGGCTACAAGTCGCATGGTGGCAATACAGCCTTTCAGGGATTTATCTGTCTTCCTGACAAGTACAGAGTGACAGTTGCTGACAAACAGACAAACTCATCAGGCGGTAGAGTAAAGACATGGAACCTTTCAGGTATCTATGGCAAGAAGCCTAAAGTGTTTACAGCGAAGTGCCCGCTGAACGTAAGAGACTACCCAAGTACGACAGGCAAAATCAAGTATACAGCACCACAGAATAGAAAGCTTTATTATTATGGAAGAGGTGCAATGAATGGAAATATCTGCTGGTACTGGGTACATGACTATGTAACAGGAAAAGAAGGGTATGTATATGGTGGCAAGTACAACAGTGGCGTAGCACCATATCTGAGCAATGCAAGACCATGATGGTAGCACTAGTACTAATCTTTATTGGTTTACTGATACTGCTGGTTTTCATGCTTGCTGGCTTTATGGGCATTCTAGAAGAGGAAGAAAGACATGAGCTATACACCAAGAACAAGCGCTCCAGGTAGCGGAGACCCACGCTGGACTAAGACTACTTACGGCGGGTACAATGAACAGATTCTAGGTTCGCCAAGTGCATGGAATGGTTCAGTACTTGCCAACTGTACAGGGTATGTGCATGGTCGGTGGATGGAACTTGGCGGTGCAACAAGTGAATACAACCTGAGCTATGGCAATGCAAACACCTACTGGGGGCATGCTGACGGATACGCAAGAGGACAGGAACCTAGACTTGGTGCAGTCCTTTGTCTAGGCGGTGGCGGATACGGGCATGTAGCTATTGTTGAAGAGATATTCGACAACGGTGATATCATGGTAAGTGAGTCAAACTATGGTAGAGCAGTGTTCGAATATGTCAGACGATACAAATCAACAGGCTACATGAGAAGTGGTGGTTCAGTGGGTGGCTTTCAGGGTTTCATCTATCACCCTAATATCTCACCGCCTGAACCTACCTACACGCTTACAGTTGTAAATGGTCACGCTGACAGCTATGTGGGTCACAATACGAATCGTGTATCTATCTATGCGGATATCCCTGAAGGGTATGTATTCAACCGCTGGCAAATAAACGGTGCTGGCAGTATTGACAATATTCTACAGCCTGTTGCTGTATTCCAGTTCGGTGAAGGAAACTGTACGATTACAGCTACATTCAAAAAGAAAACAACACCACTGAAACTGATGTATTATATTTCTCCTGTATCTTTAAGACGTAGAATGTGATATAATATAGGAAGAAAGGAGTTACTATGGCAGTAAGAACACGAGAAGAATTATTGAAAATCGTCCGTGACTATGTCAAGGACAATACAGATGATGCTACACTTCAGCTTCTTGAAGATGTAGACGACACCTTCAAGGACTTTGCTGAGAAGCAGAAAGACGATACAGACTGGAAAGCAAAGTTTGAAGAAAACGATAAGGAGTGGCGTACAAAGTACAAAGAGAGATTCATGAGCGGTGGGGATGATGAGAAGAAAGATGTCAACCCAACACCAGCTGATGAGAAGAAAGAAGAAGAAAACGAGGATGAAAAGGAAACTTTCAATGACTTGTTCTCTGAAGAAAGGAAATAGAAACTATGGCTAAACGAGTTGCAAAATCAACATTAAACGCTACCACACTGGATATCTTAAACGTTATCAGAAAGAACGCTGGCTATCAATATCAGAATGATGTACCTGAAGTAACAAAGTACACTGATATTCCTAAGGTCGGTGAAATTATCTGTGGAAATCCAGCACTGTCTAACCAGTTCCTGGATGCACTTATCAACAGAATTGCACTTGTAGTGGTTCGCTCCGCTACCTTCAACAATCCGTATGCAAGACTTAAGAAAGGCTATCTTGAATTTGGTGAAACAGTGGAAGAAATCTTTGTTGGAATTACAAAGGCTGTATACTACACACCTGAAAAGGGTGCTGAACGTGAGTTCAAACGTACACTTCCTGATGTGAAGAGTGCATTCCATGTTATGAACTGGCGTGTCATGTATCCGACAACGATTCAGGATGAGGATTTGAGACAGGCATTCCTGTCTGTAGACGGTGTAACAGACATGATTGCACGTATCGTAGACAGTATCTACACAAGTGCAGAATATGACGAATATCTGTTAACTAAGTATATGCTTATCAAAGCCATCTCACACGGTAAGTTCTACCCACAGTCCATTGGTGATATCACAGACCTGAAAGAAAGCGCAGTGGAATTCAGAACAGCTTCAAACAAGTTGCCATTCATGAGCGACAAGTACAATGAAGCTGGTGTAAAGAACACTACTCCGAAGGACAGACAGATTATCTTCATGGATGCAAAGTTCAATGCACAGTTTGATGTAAACGTACTTGCAAGTGCTTTCAACATGGATAAGGCTGACTTCATGGGTGCGTTGTATCTCATTGATGATTGGGATACTTTCGACAATGAACGATTTGATGAAATCAGAGCAGAATCTGACGGAATCGAAGAAGTCACAGCAAATGAACTTGCACTGATGAAAGATGTAAAGGCAGTTATCGTGGATGAGGACTGGTTCCAAATCTATGACAACACGACAAAGTTCACAGAAAAGTATGTAGCAAGTGGACTCTACTGGAACTACTTCTACCACACGTGGAAAACAATCAGTAACTCACCATTTGCAAACGCAATTGCATTTGTAGCTGGTACAGCAAATATTGCACTTCCAGCAACACTGACAGCTGAAATCATGAGCAAGGATGTATCTCCTGAAGCTACAGTATTCACACTTGAAGCAAAGGCAGACGGTGCAACACTTGCACCGAATACAGCTCGATTTGTTCAGACTGAAACACTTGTCACAAAGAGTATTGCAGTCAATGAATACGGTGCATTGATTATCCCAGCTTCACAGGTAGCAACTGACATTACGCTTGTAGTTGAAATGGGTGGTGCAACATATACAGGTGGAACAACTATCAATGGTTCTTCCGCAGTAGGTGCAACAGTTACCCTGACAAAAGGCGAATCAGTAAAGAACAGATAGTATCTGTTCTTTTTTATTATGCTTTTGTATGGTATAATATAAGAAAGAAAGTGAGGTAGACTATGTACATTGTTCCAAATACGACAATCTATCTTTTAAAGAATATCCCTTTGAATAAAAGCTATGAGCATACTGTCTACTATCCTGACAGGGATGCACAGGCACAGGCTTTCATGAAATACAAGAAATATACGCTGACAGACTATTCCTATCAGCGCTCACAGCTTGGAACTATCAGAGTATCACTGAAGTATGAACAGCTTATTGACTGCAACTATCTGATGTTCAAGAATACAAACTATGAAAACAAATGGTTCTATGCATTTATTACAGGCATTGGCTATGTAAGCAATGACGTCACAGATGTGTATTATGACTTGGATGTAATGCAGACATGGTGTTATGACTATACTTTTGGAAAAACATTTGTTGAAAGACACCATGATGCTTATGACAGACTGTACGGTAATACAGTTCCTGAAGGACTTGAACTTGGAAGTGAATACAGACTTATTCAGGGTAAGTCTTATACATACGCACAGCCACTTGCTTGGGTCATTATTGCTACTACAACTGTCAATGTAGGAATATCAGCACAGTCAGGAATTATTACAGGCGTATACACTGGCTTGGTTGTATACTACCTTGACAATGAGTTAGACTTGGATAAAGTCATATGGCAGTTCAAACGAGATGGTCAGGAAGATGCAATTGTTGCTTTCTATCAGTGTCCTAGAATTGATAAAAACAAAATAACAACAATCAATACTGATGAAATTACTTTTACACAACAGATGAATCTAGGTAATGCATATAAACCAAGAAACAAGAAACTGTTCAGTTATCCTTATTCATACCTGGAAGTATACAACACGCTTGGTACATCCGTGGAATTGAAATTTGACCAGTTTGAGAATCTTGGTGCTTCAACAGTTACATTCAAAGTTGAGAAAGTTATTTTTCCACAGGCAAATGTAGTTATTACGCCTAAGTGGTACAGAGGTTATCTGTGGGATTATGAATATTCAAGTGTCTATGGACTGTTCCCAACATGCGCCTTTGCTGGGGATGCTTTCAAAGTGTGGTGGGCACAGAATAAGAACTCCTATTTAGCTTCTATGAATGCAATTGGAAATACATATGATACGAATCAGGCAATTGCACAGAATAACTATACAATGGCTGGACTGAATGCTTCAAACGCTAGAACAAATGCGCACATTCAGGCTAATACAGCGCTTACTCAGGCTGAGAACAGTAACCGTGCTTCACTTGCTGTAAATACAGCACAGTCAAACAAGTCAATTGTAGACAGTGCAATCAATACAGGTGTGAATGCTATTCAGAATGCTGGTAAAGCACTGGCAAGTGGTTTTGATGGAATATCAGCTGTCACAGCTGGTGCCCTTACAGCTGTAGGAGGAGTTATTTCCGAATCATTCAATCAGGATATCTACAGCGCACAGGCTAACTCTTTAAACACACAACTGTTAAACTCACAGATTGGTGCACAGGCTGGTGAAGCTATTTCCGCTAACACTTTTCAGACAGCAATGAAGAATGCAACACTTGCACAGACAAATGCACAGTTAAGCAATCTTAACGCATATCAGAATGCAACAGCACAGCTGATGGCAAAGAAACAGGATATCCAGCATATGCCAAATTCCGCTCATGGAAATGCAATGTGTGACGGCTTGAACTATGCGCGTAATACAGCTGGGTTTATTATCCGTCAGTGGGGACTAAGTTATGAATATGCAGTATATCTTGATGAATACTTTGACAAGTACGGATACGCAATGATGAGAAACTTTGTACCTTCAAGACTGAATAGAAAACACTGGAGCTACCTCAAAACAGTAGGGTGTAATATCAAAGGCAATATCAACAACACTGACTTGCTGACAATCAAGACTATCTATGACAATGGAATCACGACATGGAAAAACCTTGAAGAAGTAGGAGACTACACACTGGATAATACAATTGACGAACCAGCAACAACAGACGAAACAACAGAATAGAAAGGAACTTTATGGGAAGAAGAAAAACTAATTTTGAAGAATCACTTGCCATGAATGACTATACGTATATACAATATGCGTATAGACTCATGGAACTGTCAATATCAATGTTTGAATGGAAGAACCTTCCTGAAGGAATTGATGAACGTTTTCTAGAAATGGTATTATTTACAGACGGTCAGGCAGTTTTCTTCAAGGATGATGAACTCGGTGACTATCTTGCATTGCAGTGTCTTATCAATGGTAAACTGAATGTGTACCGTATCCCTATCAACAGACGTGCATTTGCTGTCAATGGATATCAGAAACAGCTGACAGACAAGGACAGTGTGATTATCTTCAACAACATGCTACACACAAACTCATGGCTGGATGTAAAAATGTTTGCCAAGCGTCTGTACAATCTAGACAGAATCATTGATGTAAATGCAAACGCACAGAAAACACCTATCCTTATCAAGGGAAATGAGCAACAGCGACTGACTCTTACTAACCTCTACAAGGAATTTGACGGTAATGCACCAGTTATCTTTGCTGACAAATCGCTCGACATGAATGCACTACAGGTACTGTCAACTCAAGCGCCTTATGTGGCTGATAAAATCTATCAGCTGAAAACACAGATTTGGAATGAAGCGCTGACTTACCTAGGTATTTCAAATGTATCATTTCAGAAGCGTGAAAGAATGGTATCTGATGAAGTAACACGTTCTCAGGGTGGTACAGTTGCATCACGTTATTCAAGACTGAATGCACGCAGACAGGCTTGTGAACAAATCAACAAGATGTTCGGATTGAACATTGACTGTGACTTCCGTAAAGATTATCAGTTCTCAGAAGAAGTTATGGACTTTACAAAAGACAATCAGTCAGGAGAAAAAGGAAATATAGGAGACGATACACATGAGTAAGTATACAACTGAACTCCGCTTTATATGCGAATCATACAACACGGATACACCAAGCGACAATGGCAATGCAGAAGAAATCATTGCCGTTGCTGTACCTAAGATTTTTGATTTTGACTATCCTATCTTTGATGAGTCTTACAGAACTACTCTTGAAGCGAACATACTGCGCCACTACTACACTAGAGAAATCTGCTGTGAGACAGTTGGTAGATGGAAAATGTTCCTGAGAGACCGTATGAAACTTATCATGCCGAAGTACAATCTGATGTACAAGAACCTTCAGGAAATCCAAGACAAACTTCTGCTTACAACTGATATGACAGAAGATTACAAGGGTAACGGTTCCAACACGAATACAAATACTTCTACAGGTAACTCAACAAACAAGACTACTGGTTCAGCAAAAAATACTTCAAATACTACAAGTGGTGCTACATCCCACAGTGCTTCTGACGCATGGCAGACAGCGAATGACACACCACAGGGTGCACTCACTGGCATTGAAAACAATCAGTATCTGTCAAGTGCTACCCACAACAAGGGTACTTCAGACCAGAACAGTGATTCAAACGCTACAGGTTCAAGTACTGCTGAAACTACCCAGTCTGTGACAAATGAATCTTCAAACACTTCAAACGGAAGTAACAACTCTACTCAATCTTATGTACGTAAACTGCTTGGCAAGAATGGCGGTTCGGAATATATCAATATCTACAATAAACTTGTAGACAGTTACACTGACATTGATGAACTTGTGATTGATGAATTGAGTGATTTGTTCTTTCAGTTATGGTAATATATGATATAATATAAGAGAGGAAATAATATGACAGATATGAATTTTAATAAATCTGAATTATTCGGTGATTGCTACTGTCAAAAGGTGCTACCACTTGTTTACGATAATTCTTTATCCTACTATGAAGTTCTATGCAAACTTACAAATAAAATAAATGAATTAGTTGATACTGTTAATGAATTGGAGACTAAATTAAATGAACAAAATCAATAAAATAAATGTATGCTGTCAGAAAGTACTTCCGCTTGTTTATGATGAATCACTTTCATACTATGAAGTACTCTGCAAAGTTATTCAGAAACTGAATGAACTTATTAAAATCAACAACAATATCCGTGACGAGATTCACAAGGAATATGTTGAAATCCTTGAAGCAGTAAAAACTGTAACTGAAACAGTTGCTTCTGTAACTGCTATGCGTGACGAAGTACTGACACTGAAAAAGGCTACTGAACAGTATGCTCATGATGTAGTTACGGTTTATCAGCAAACAGTAGAAGCTCGTGACACTGCGATTGCTAAAGCTGAAAGTGCGGAACAGTCAGCTACCACAGCTACTGAAAAGGCAAACATTGCTGAACAATCAGCGACTACTGCAACACAAAAGGCAAGCATTGCTTCACAGTCAGCGACTACTGCAACACAATCTGCTACCTCAGCAGAACAGAATGCTAACAGTGCTTCACAGTCTGCTACCACAGCGACTAAAAAAGCGAATGAAGCTAAACAATACGCTGACGAAGCTAAAGCATCAGCTAGCCTTGTAGGACAAGATGTAACACAGCTAAAGCAAGATGTAAGAAATCTACAGACATCAGTTAATGAAAATACATCTGATATTTCAGCACTTACTACAAAAGTTGATAACAATACATCTGATATTTCAGCACTTACTACAAAAGTTGATAACAATACTTCTCAAATTACAACCTTACATTCTATTCTTTCTGTATACTGGAAAACAATTTACCCAATAGGTTCTATCTACATAAGTACAAATGCTAATTTTAACCCTCAGACAACATGGGGTGGAAGATGGAAAAAGACTGCGGATGGAAGATGCTTAATTGGTGCAAATAACACTTACCCTATTGGCTCAACAGGTGGAGAAAGTTCGCACACGTTGATAGTTGACGAACTTCCATCTCATAACCATAAAATTAGTAGAGTAAACTGGTACAACTCACCGCAGAGTAATGGATTGAGTTTCAGTATTACTGAACAATCATATTTGAAAGTTGACGGAGAATCTCAACAATCAGGAGCAACTGGTGGTGGAGAACCTCATAACAACATGCAACCATACTTGGCAGTAGAAATATGGGAACGTATAGCATAATGTGTTATTTTTTTCACAAGCGATAATATTGCTTGTGATTTTTTTCACAAGCGATAATATTGCTTGTGATTTTTGTTTATTATTTCACAAGGTTAGTGGGAACGTATAGCATAATGTGTTATTTTTTTCACAAGCGATAATATTGCTTGTGATTTTTGTTTATTATTTCACAAGG